GGGCATCCCATCAGGGCCGGATCGACATAGACCTTGCCGAGCTCGTCCAGCTTGGAGAAGCGACGCACGAGCGAGTCACGGATGACCTGCTCGAAAGCATCGACCGTCGAAGCAGCCCATGCGCCCTTCGGCTTGCGGACCACCATCGCCTTCTGGGCAGTGCCCTTCGGCATGACGAACATCTTCTCGCTCTTGGAACGACGTCCGTTGACGTAACCCCAGACCTGTGCAAGAACACGGGTCGGAACCTTGTCAACGACCTCAGCGAAATCGGTCAGGATACCGTCGACCTCACCGCTCTTGTCAATCAGCTCAGAGATCCGGCGAGCGAACTCACCCGGACGGCTCTTGAGCAGCTTGGAAGCGTGGATCCACTGCTCCTTCTCGATCGCAGCCTCGACCTGGCCGGAGAACGTCTTGATCTCCGAACGACGCTTGTTCACACGCACCTTGTTGACACGCGCCCAGACATCGTTGGAGAAGTCTCCAACGTGGAGGGAGTGTGCCATGCGCACGAACTCGTTCGGACGCCGCGCCAGATCCTCATCGTTGAGGACCTTCTCCAGTACGAGTGTCAGCTGACGACGCACCTTCTTCGGCATCGACTTGAACTTGACCTTGTCGCTGAGCGACACGTCACCGTCCGACAGGCGTGCATAAACACGCATGACGTCCGTGCCCGTCTTCACGAGCGACAGGATGTCATCACCCTGCTTGACGCGCATTGCCGCGACCAGCGGCATGTTCTCCTTGTGCGGAATCGTCGCCGGCATGAGGGCGTCAAAGACATCCGAGCGATTCTCGTTGAACCACTCGACGATCTCCTTGTCCTCGTCGGAGATAGAATCCGCGGACGAGAGCAGCTTGGTCAGGATGGAGTCGAACTCTTCCTGGGTAGCCAGGCCGATCGTCTTCAGCTTGGTCGGCTCGAAAGCGAACTCACGCGCCTTCTCCTCGTACTCCGGCATCCAATGGCCAAACGACCAGTAGTGCATCAGAGCATTGAAGAGCAGCTCGTAGTCATCCGCTTCGGCGACCTGCTGCGGGAAGTTCGGGTACATCGGCCGATACTTTACGTTAGCACCGACCAGCGCCTTCAGCTCGCGGACCATGCCGCGAGCAAACGTCTCGATCTTTCCATTGGAGAGAGTCGCGACTGCGTCGAACAGAGGCTGCGACATCACGAAGCCAAGGTTCATGATGTTGACGTTCAACGCCATGGCCAGGTCTTTGTTGTCAGCGGAGCCAGTCTCGACGAGGACTGCGTTCAGCTTCTTCAGTGCGATTGTGTTCTTGAACTTCATTTTCTCTCTCCTGTATGAAGTAGTGGGAAAGTGGGACAGCTAGTTTTCATCTGGGTTTAAACCAGATGGCTTCAACCATAACGCCCGAAGGCGCCCAGGGAGTCGAACCCCGGAACCATCACTAGAAGGAAGCCGTTCCATGGCCCGTATTCGTGCCTGACGCGCTTGCTGATGCAGTGTGAGTTGGACAGCTGGTTTCTTTCTTGACAATGAAAATGTAGAAGGAAGCCGTCCTATGGCACTGCATCAGGAAGCGCGCCAGTATTCTTACGATACGCTTAGTGATGTAGTGAAAGTGAAGTGACTAGGCTTTTTCCAACAAAAATATAGAAGGAAGCCACCTTATGGCACTACATCACTAAGCGTATCGCGTGTTCTTGTCTCTCTCGTGTTGCGTTATTGTCTTTGCAGTATAGCGTTCTCTCGCTTACTTGTCAATGACATTTTCTTGATCGTTCAAGATTTTTTCGATCCGATCGAACCGATCCTGCATGAAGGTTCTAGTCTCATCAGGAAAGGCCAGCCACAGTGCCAAGACGATCACGATGACCCCCATTATCAGTTCCGGCAGGAACATCAAGGCCATCATGCCTAACACTATGACTAGGATTACGATTTCCATCTCTACAGATCCATGTGTTGGTGGGCGATGCGGGACTCGAACCCGCGACGCAGGGTTTTAGAGACCCCGCTCTAACCAACTGAGCTAATCGCCCTAACCATTTCCACTACCACTGGAAGTTCTGCCGCGCTCTCTACGCGCTGTACCCCTTGTAATAGTGCTCGTTAGCGTTCAGTAAACGTACACTAACATCTGTTGCCATGGAGAGCAAGGAAAAATCTCGTTCTTTTTTGAGATCAAAGACGAAAAATTCTTCTCCACATGCTCCATGGAAGGTCTTGATAGGGTCGTGGTCGACTTTGTACTTCTTTAGGAATGCACGGACTTCATCGTAGTCGGCATCGTCAATCAGCACTCGAGTTGGTGGGTGGTCTCTTTCGCGCTGCGCTTGCATATCGTCTGGAGTGGCGCTACGCAGGTGCGCGACGTTGTCCTCGTCAATGGTGACATGGACGTTCTTGAACTTGATAGCTCCCTTGGTGTGGGGGTTATCTGGTGTCTCTTTGGTTGAAAACGGAAGGTCCGCTTCCAGGTGTTCGATGTAGTAGGTCTTGCCTCGCGATTTGATCACCCACATCGGAATGGTCGGATCTTCGAGGTGTTTCTTGTTGAAATGAAAGACTACGTCTTTCGCTGCGAATTCTACCTAAGACATTGCTAATTCTCCTGTGTTAGCAAAATGGAGCCGGATGTCGGATTCGAACCGACGACCTACGCTTTACAAGAGCGTTGCTCTGGCCAGCTGAGCTAATCCGGCATTAGTTGTTACAGTTTACTTATCAATGCTTGCTTGTCAAGCATATAATCCGAGTCCTCCCATTCTTTCCTGAGAGCACGCAGGATCTGTCCCATCCTTGGACCAGGTTCCACTCCGGCGTCCTGCAGGTCTGCGCCGGTGATGGGGAAGTGTGGAACCGACCAAGAATTGATCAGGTTGATCATCTCTTCGTGGCCTAGGTATTCTGCCAGGGCCATGATGTGTTCACGATTGGCTTTTGGTTGAGACAGTGCTCGTTTCACGAATCCAGCCTCGAAGTCAACATGACGGTTGTCTAAGATGAACTTCGCCTTGTTGTATTCTGCATTGGAGATCTTACAACGTGCTTTGATCTCTTCCAAATCGTAGAAATCCCCCAGCAAGGCCACCAGGTTGACCACAGGATCCGTTGTGTGTTGCCTTACGCGGGCAAGCTCACTGACGCGATCAGTAGGCAACGAAATGTGCTGGTCCACTCCGGTCAGCTTCATCTTGTTGATGACATCAACCGAATTATTACCAGCCAAGATCTTCGAGACTTCCATCCAGACACGCTCGCCCGAAATCTGAGTCAGGCCCTCGGCCTTTTTCTTTATCGTACGAAGGGTGTCTCTGTCCCAGCTAGGCTTGGACATACGACCTTGGAAACGGAAGTACCGCAGGATGCGCAAGAAGTCTTCCTCCATGCGCTTAGAAGCATCGCCAACGAACTTTGAACGACCTGCACGAAGGTCATCAACGCCACCGAAGTAATCGTAGAGGTTGCCGTCAAGGTCAACGCTCATGGCGTTATATGTGAGGTCACGACGTTCCGCGTCGGTTTTCCAGTCACGGGTGAATTCCACTTCGGCGTGTCTTCCATCCGTTTCCGTGTCAATCCGGAGCGTGGTGATCTCGATGGGCTCACCATCTAGGATTACCGTGAGCGTGCCATGCTGTAGTCCAGTTGGCTCAAATCGAATTCCGGCCGCTTTGAAGATCTCGATCATCTCAGAAGGCGTTGCGTCAGTTGCCATGTCAATGTCCTTGGGCTCCTTGCCCAAGACCAAGTCACGTACTGCGCCGCCGACGATTCGCACTTCATGTCCAGCAGCTTCCATTGCCTGCTTCAGTTCCATGACTGCGGGAGTGCGTAGATTGCGGATGTCGAGTTTCTTTCGATCTACTTCGTATAACCGCATGACGCCTCCTGCAATATGCTCTTGAACTGCCTGTAACATTCTTCCCATGTCCAGTGCAAGCTCTCTTCATAGACTTGACCTCGATCCAACTCGAGGCACTTACTTATCGCGTATTCTAGGTCTTCATCAAGATGACCAGTTTCTGGTGTGACGACATCAATCGGTCCGGTGACCGGATAAGCAGCCACCGGAGTTCCAGTTGCCATCGCCTCGATCATCACCACACCGAATGTATCAACGAGTGATGGAAAGACGAAGACATCACCGTTGGCGTATTCCATTGCTAGTGCTTCACCTTTGAGCATACCAGTATAACGAACATCGGGATATTTCCTTTTGAGCGTCTCGAGGTATGGACCATCTCCTACCAGCGTCTTGTTAGCATAAGGCAGCTGACAGAAGACGTCAAGGTTTTTCTCATGACTCACTCGGCTCACGCAGATTATTTCTGGTTTGCCTTCTTCACTATCTTTCGTCCTGCGCTCAGGATTGAAGATCGTCCGATCAACACCGCGGGTCCACGGAACGATCTCTTGCTTGAATCCATGTCTACGCAAATCTTTTACCATCGTGTCTGTGGTCGTTAGGATGACCGGTGCGCCTGCATAACAGCGTCGCATCAACCACCATCCTAAGCTGACTGGTATCCAAGGGTAACGCGAGTTGACGAATTCTGGAAACTTGGTGTGGCATGAAACCGTGAACTGCTTGCCCATCAATCGGCATCCGATTGCAAATGCTTGTCCTACGGTGCCCTCAGGTGTGGCTATATGTATGGCATCCCATTCTTTCTTCAACGTATCGCGTATCTGCGTGAAGGAAGGAATGCCAACAGATATCTCTCGATAACCAGGTAACGGAAAATGCTTCCAGGCTATCAGCGGATGGAAGATGGTTATCTCATCACCATCTAAACTTGCTTGTTTCGTCAAGCTATCAAGCGTGGTGACGACTCCGTTCGTCTGTGGATGCCAAGCATCAGTTATCAGTAATATCTTTTTGTCTGAAGACACAGCCAATCTCCTTAATGTCTAGCTGAACACCATTCACTCTTGGAGGTGTCTGTTCGAACTTTTCTAAAGCGAAATGGCAATAGCGTTCCTTGCTGAACCAAAATTCCATGGTTATCTCACCTGGAACACCTTGCGCTGCGCCCAAGATGATGACCAACCAATACATCAGTCTTCTTTCCAATGGATGAGCTTCTGCATCCAATTCGGTAGGTGATGTAGATTGTGCAAACCAATCATGGTACCTAATACCATCGTTCCTGGAACAGGTAATACTACCAAGAACGTTACCAAGGCAGGATATAGTATTTTCGGAAACGGCATTCTTACGTTTCCCAATGTATGATTTCCCAGGTGCCATCATGATGTTCAACCAGGGCGGTGCAGCTCTCACACCAGTCACCGTCATTCATGTAAGTGATGCCGTTGATCTCTTTTATCTCTGCTGTATGTATGTGACCACAGATTATTCCATCGTAGTCTTTTTTCTTGCAGTAGTCCGCGACGTGTTCTTCGTACTTATGGATGTAGTTCAACGCGCTCTTGGTGTTGGCTTTCAGGAACTTCGATAGGCTCCAATATTTCATGCCGAACCAGCCACGGACGATATTGAATCGTATGTTGAGCCATATCAACAAGTCATATACTGCATCACCTAGGTGCATCAGCCATTTCTTGTCCCACATCAGTGCATCAAACATGTCACCATGTACGACAAGATAACGCTTACCATCAACGCCGACGAAATCTTCTCTATTGGAAAATCGTATCCGGCCCAGGTTTTCCATGGGGAAGAAATCACGCATCGCTTCGTCGTGATTTCCTGCTATGTAGTAGACTTCAGTGCCGCGCTTTGCTGCCGTGAGCACCCGGCGGATCACATTGACATGTGATTGCGGGAAATACCACTTGCGCCTGAGTCTCCATCCGTCGACGATGTCACCGACTAGATATAGCCTTTCGCAGGTGTTGTCTTTTAGGAAATCACAAATCGCGTCTGCTTGACAGACTCGAGCTCCTAGGTGCAAATCTGACATGAAGATCGTTTTGTACTTAGGAGCCATTGTCCGTCCTCATAAACGTGATTTGATCACTTCTGATAACGAACCACCACCATTGTAGTGCATCGTGTGGAAATCGACGGTTCCATCTGGATTGACGGTGACCTCGGCGAAATCCAAGACATCGTCTCGTTCGATCTCATATTCAACACGGTACAGGACACCGTTGATGTCGAGCAGTCCGTGATCCCACGGATCTTCTTTCTGCTCTTCCGTCAGTGTTGAATTGTCAATCGGAAACAATCTTCCTTTGTTTCGTTCTGTGTAACTCATCGTGACCTCAAAGTTAGTAGTCGTTCTACAAAAGTTGGTAGCCCCTCCCGGAATCGAACCAGGTCAATGTCGCGGTGTAAACGCGATGCCGTCCCATCTGGCGCAGGGGCCGTCTGTATTTATTGGCTGTTGTCTACATGGACATAGTGATCGACTAGGTCCGTGTGACGCACGATGCTGACGGTGACTTCTGACTCAGTCATGGTCCTCGTCAACAGGTATTCATCTTCTCGTGGAACCGCACGCTGCCCTTTGCGAGCACGCAACCGGTTCTGTTTCCTTGCTTGTTCGAGCGGACAAGTGATGTGAAGCAAGACGGTCTTGTACCCATCATGTTTCGCCCAGAACAAGCGATTGATAGTGAAGGTAGTATCCGAAGCCGTGCCCATGGCAATGAGGCTCCGTCGCTGCTCCTTCAGCTGGTCGATGCGTTCACCGAGGCTCTTCCGTGCCACGAGCATGTTGTGCTCATTATACACTTCTAAGTCCTGGCGTTTCATCTCCTCGTCGATGTCCATGAGTGGTATCTTTGGCAACCATTGCCTGACCACATGGCTCTTACCGACTCCGATACCCCCTGCGATCAGGATGTATGTCGGATGTTCCAACGCCAACTTTTCAACCTCGGTGATATCCATATCAACCTCTGCATTGGTGGGCCCGGTTGGGATTGAACCAACGGCCTCTTCCGTGTCGGGGAAGCGCTCTCCCGCTGAGCTACGGGCCCGTTATCTCTTCAAACAGCTTGATCGAAGCAAGGTTCTTGGCCTTGCTCTCGACCATGATGTCCGTGTGTGGCCAAAACTCAGCCACGTAATCATTCACTGCACGATTCCACATGAAGTCGGAATGTGCGCGAAGCTTCTGCTTCTTGTATCCTGCTGCCAGGAGTGCATTGAAATCTGGCAGGGTGTCTCCATCGTGGTCGACTAGATAGTCTTCACGAGAGACGGAGTAGTGCATCGTCGGTCGCACACCGCGCCAGCTATCAACTATGCGCTTATATCGATCGTCGGTCGGCTGGATGTAATCTCCAGAATGGCACCAGTGGTGGTGTACGTCAAGAACGAGTGCGCATTCGTCTGCGAGCTCAAGGATGTCGTCGACTCCCCATCGGTTCTCTTCGTTCTCGATGGTAATGGTTCGACGTACCTCGGGTGACACAAGACGCAGGGCGTCTCGGACACCGGCTGGACCGCGTCGGCCGCTGATGTGTACGTTGATCTTGAAATCCTGGAACTCACGGGCGTACCCCATGTAACTGGCGACAAGCGCATGATACTCCATCTCCTCGATCGACTTGGTGACGATGCTCGGATCGTCACTTGCGAGAACGGTGAACTGGCCTGGGTGCATGGACAGCTTGATGTCTAGCTCACGGGCACGCTCACCTACCTTTGACAGCTTGCGCTCGATCTCAAGCAGGACGTCTGGAGTGTAGAACTTACCCCAAGTGTCCTCTGTGAACATCGGCAGCACGTCAGAGCCTAGTCGCAACATGCGAAGACGAGGATCCAAGGTGCCGACATATTCGATCAGGCGTGCATATGCCTTGATGTTATCGTCGACGATCTCGTGCATACGCTTTTCGGCTTCGGTTGCGGACTGGCGTGACAACCATGCTTTGGTCGTGGCACGCCCGTTATAGCGCCGCTCGATGTCTTCGAGGAGCGCCTTCTTCGTGTCGCGCTTTGGGTGCATGTATTTGCACGCCCATCCAATCCGTTTAATATTTGTATTGAACATATTCCCCTTCCTATTTACAAGCAAATGTATAAATATATTATAAAGCATTTATAAAGGAAGTCAATGGCAAACTTATTAAAATCAAGAACAAACAAATATCATCTAATATATAAAACTACAAATTTAGCTAACAATAAAATATATATAGGTGCACACTCTACTAATAACATAGATGACGGATACCTGGGCAGTGGTAAGATGCTAAATTCTGCAATTAAAAAATATGGTGTGGAAAACTTCAAAAAAGAAGTTTTGTATATGTTTCATTCTCCCGAAGAAATGTTTGAAAAAGAAAAAGAAATTGTTACTGAAGAATTTGTTAGCAGATCCGATGTTTATAATATCGTCACTGGCGGGTTTGGAGGATTTAATAAAGGGTCAAAAAACCTTCGACATATTACTAACGCTAAATCTGGAGAAGTTATAGCAGTTGATCAAAGTAAATTAAAAGAATTCTTAAACAATGGTTGGTTTTTAGGAGGAGTAGCACCGTCCAATAAAGGAAAAGTTTATGTTTATAAGGACAATAGTCGAATAGCAATAGATCCTGCCAAGATAGACAATTATCTTAAAGAAGGATGGCAGTTAGGTTATGCTAACTCTCCCACTAAAGGAAAAACATGGGTATACCATAAGGTTGAAGATAGATATACTTTATGCGACAAAGTAGACCTTGATGATTACATAAATCAAGGCTGGATTAAAAAGAAATGGGCTCCGGTTAAAAAAGGATCAATATGGATCAACAAGAACGGATTAGGAAAAAGAATAGATAAAGATTTACTAGAAGAATATCTAACAACAGGATGGATTAAAGGCAGAAAATAAAATTTACAAGTCTTTTTCTTGTGAGAAATAAATTCAACAGCTTGTCAACAAGATTTAACACTCTTCTGTTAGCGTCATTGTGGCTGTCATTGTCGCAGCCTGTTCTGAAAGGTTTTCTGCGACGAGTATGACTGGTTCGTCAGTTCTAAGAGGAATACGTAAAGTCTTATCGGATGCGGAAGGCTACCTTAGCATCCTTACCATTTCCAGCAGAATTTATGGTTGGCCCGGGTGGACTTGAACCACCGACCTTAAGTCAACTAAATAATTTATGCGATTTTATGAATTTTTTCGAGAATCAAAAGAAGTTAACATGAGCATAAAGATAAGGAAAACCTTATCTTATGAAGCGGAACGCCTGTTGGATAACTGGCAACATTACGACTTTTCCGAAGACAGTCAACTTGTCAAAGCTATACAGAGCAATAGCAACGCAGCGAAAGAATTATATTCTGCGTTCGAGCCTGTTCGTCGTTACCTAAAAGCACGTAACGGAACCACCATCAAATTGTATAGAGGTGTGATAGGCCGATATGATCCCACACAAGACACCTTTCTTTCTTCTTGGAGTTCAAACTCGAAAGACGCAGAGATGTTTGCAAACAAACGAGACTTAGATGGTCATAATATGATACCGAAACAGATAACAGATGCCGAAGTATCTTCTGCCATCAAAAAATTTAATCAAACCGGATATACTACTTTTCTTGGCAAGAAATATATGTTGAATAAGAAAGATCCTGAATTCTACAACATATATGATCGAAACAATCAATATATCACAGATGGAGATACTGTCGAATTTGCAAATACCTTGAAACGTAAACAAGCCGAAATGAATAACAAAGGTAACGAAATATCTAATAGAGGTCAAGTCATCGCACAAAACATACCGATTGATAATATCGTTTGGATCTTTCGTTTATCAAACGAGTTTATTGTACGTAAATAATGGTTGGCCCGGGTGGACTTGAACCCCTAACCCGCAGTTTCAGCCTTCGCGCATCGCCATCTTGGCATACGCGCCAGCTAGGTCGCTGACGAATAGCTGGCTGTCGGCTCCGCCTTCTGCGGAGCGAATCTCAATCGTTTTGAGCATTGCATTGCTCCTCTTTGACAAGTCTTGCACACCGCGTCGTCTTCCATGATGCGTTTGATCAGCTCTTCTTCTGTATCAAAGTCGTTTGTGCTTATATTACGACAACTACAAATGATCATGCAGTTTACCTAAATTGGAGCGGATAGCCGGTAGCGCGCCGGTCTACTCTTGGTTGGAAGCCAAGTATGTATCTATAAACACCTTATCCGCTTATATTACTTACCTAAAGCGCGAAGCTTCGTGTCCCACTTCAGGAGTTTGCGATCCATCATCTCGCGCACTTCGACATCCGTCGCGCCTAGCGCATACAAGATGTCCATCGCGACAAGGATGGTATCGCACGTCTCTTCGATCACCGCTTTGCGAGGATCTTCGGTTGCTGCGCTTGCGCTCACGTTTGGTGAGCCATCAAGCTCTAGGAAGGCTGCATTCACTTCACCGGCTTCTTCGCCTAGCTTGATCACCTTACGGTAGAACAAGTTAGTGTCGCGCTCGCAAACGTCGAGCAGCAGATCCATGTCGATCAAGTCTTTCATTTGACCTTCCTTGAATTGGTCGGGGTGGAGGGATTCGAACCCCCGACCTCTTGGTTATGAGCCAAGTGAGCACTACTCTGCGACAACTATTAGCCTGCGCTACGTGTAATAAAGTTTACACGAGTTTTCGTAGGCTTAAAATATTTTTCAATAACATCTTGTGCTACACCAATATCAACTGGCTTACACGAGAAAATATCAATATAAGCGTCACCGTTAGCATCAACTAAGTGTCCGCTTATATTGCTAGTCTCAATCAGCTGAACAAAACTAATACCAGCCTTATCAGGGGCGTGTGTAGCAAAATGCTCAATCATTGGTTCGCCAAATGCAATCATATCAATTGCTGGAACCAATTCTTTAATAAAATTATAAACATTATCTTTGCTTGTGATACTATCAATATCACATGCGGCGCAATCAAACATTGCGTGGTATCCCCAATATGCCATCTAATCTTTTTCCTTCTCTGCTAGATGCTATGGAGCGGGAGAAGGGAATCGAACCCTCGTAGTAACGTTGGCAACGTTCTGCTCTACCATTGAGCTACACCCGCTTATTTGGAGTCAATCAAGGAGTTGAACCTTGCCACGGAATGATATGACGCCTTGATATCTGTACCGTTAGCAAACCTGCATTGACATATTTGGTGGAGGTTACCGGGATCGAACCGATGACCTACTGGTTGCAAACCAGTCGCTCTCCCAACTGAGCTAAACCCCAAATAAGTGCCAGTTTAGTCCCTACTGACAGGTCTCCTAGCTATCTCACTTCATACAAAGCCTGAAGTTTCACTATGTCTAGGACCTTGGCTATTGGTCGGAAATGCAGGATTCGAACCTGCACTCCTATATATGGTCTCGGTGGTAAGATTCGAACTTACGATCTTTCCGCCCCAAACGGAACGCGATACCAGGCTTCGCTACACCGAGATTTAACGTATTCGTCGATTATAGGCTGTACTTCTCCTACATAACGGGCGCGCTACCAGGCTGCGCTACACCCCGTCTGTATGTCATACTAGCATAACTTGCTAGTATGTCAAGAAGATTCTAAGTCGTGCATGTCATGACAGAACTTTTCAGTTCCTTCATTCCATGACCAAATCACGTCGCCAGCTGAAGCATGGATGACGAGTACCTTGTCGCTCATCCATTCCCAGATGGGTCCGATCAATGAGAGGAAGTATTGTAGTTCGTCTCCTGACAAACATCTAACTACCGTCTCTTCCATGTTCTTTCTCCTGGAGCTCCTATGGTGAGTCGAACACCAATCACCTGATTACGAAACAGGTATAATAAGCCATTATACGATAGGAGCATAATTGGCGCACCCGGGAGGATTCGAACCCCCGACCCGCGGTTTAGAAGACCGCTGCTCTGTCCAGCTGAGCTACGGGTGCATATCTTGGCGTCCCAGGAGGGATTCGAACCCCCGACCTCGTCTTTAGGAGAGACGCGCTCTATCCAGCTGAGCTACTAGGACATGTTGTATTTAATCAAACCAGACGTCAGCGTATCACATCTTTTGAATTTGGGTCAAACTTACCGAACTTGTATTCGGACGGTGTGTTGGCTGGGGGAGCAGGACTCGAACCTGCATTAACGGAGTCAGAGTCCGTCGTCCTACCATTAGACGATCCCCCAATAAAAAGTACATATCTGGTGGGACCTGATCCCCACTTCAGCTTAACAGCCTACCGAGCGTGTTTCAGCTCTGCCTTTCCCCTATCGGGCAGATATGTATCTCTCAAATTCTTGGCGGAAGGGGTGGGATTCGAACCCACGGAACCTTGCGGCTCTTTAGTATTGGCGGAGAGCTGAGGAATCGAACCCCATACCTTTCGGTACGATCGGTTTTCAAGACCGTCCTGTTGCGCCTGTCCAGTTAACTCTCCTGTGTCTCTTCGTAAAGTTTTACATAATCCTTACCGTGCTTGTCCTTAACGTAACTTAAGATATCGATTAAATCTTTTTCATACAAGACTTGAACATCTGGATTAAATCTAATCTTTGCTTTCCATTCGTCTGTCACGTACCCTTTTATTTCTATAAGTTTTTCTTCAACAAGGAAATCTGGTATGTAGTTTTTAACCTTTCCTTCAAAAGGATATTTTCGTTTTTCAGTATTTCTTTTTATATCAATCCCGTTGTCAAAGCAGTAAATCACATAAGCAAGTTCCCAACTGCTGTCGCAAAATATTCCCTTGTACCAACCTTTTTTGCCCCTACCAGATCCTTTTACATACCCTCCGAGTTTTCTTTCTTTTGCAATAACAGAAAGCTTCTTTCTCCTTAGGAGTTCTTTATTCTCATCTTTGCATCTTCCTAATGTAGATCCAAGCTTTCCTTTATTCCAAGCAGTATGTAATCCAGTTTGGCCTTTGTTCCAAGGAACGCTACCTTTTTTTGCGCCGGAATTTTTAGATCTTTTATGCGTTATTTTATTAGGATTCATTTTGCAGCACATTTCGTGCGCCGTTAATGATCCCTTGTTATTGATTTCCCTTTTGCAGAACTTACATGACATTGGTTAATCGCTCCTGTCTTGTATTTACAAAGAAATACAAGACAGAAACTTAACCTGGCTTTTTATTCAAAAAGTGTTAGTTGTTTCTGTTTCCAAGTACAACTAACAAAACTCATTTCCGTTACAGTAACAGTGAATCAGTTACGATTCAGGCTGCCACCGCCATTGGAACAAAGTTGTCATTCGACGCGTTTGCCTTTACTTAGTTTGTTCGCGGTAACGGCGCTTACATCCCGGTAACTAAACTCTGCAATTAACACACGTCGATCCCATTTCACCCCCGCAGTTAAGGTTTTGGTGGAGGTGTCGGCTTCGAAGCCGAGTCCGTAATATCTCATACATTGTCTAAATTAACTATCAATCGTTACTTTTTTGATAGTATTCCATTTTCCTTCCTTTATACCAACCTTCTGGTATCTTTCCGTCTGTGTATTTATTTTCTTTTGTTGTTGGATTGTAAATCCAGAACTTTCCGTAAGACCCTGTTTTGTTTTTTAGTTTGTCTCTTGCTTCTGTTATTTGTATCCATCCTACAGGTATATTATTAACATCAAAAACTCGTTTGTCAATATTAAATCGTGTTGTGTCTGTAAGATTTTTTGGAACACACCAACATTTATTTTTCATACTATTGTTTTCTTTAACTTTTTTAGTTGAATAAATATATTATGCGCTACAGTGAAATCATAAAAGAGTTACGTCGTAACCCAGATAAGAATATAAAAACAAGTCCGTCTGAACAACTAGCTGAGTTTGCTAAAGATCCGGATGCATACCTAAGTATGACAAAGATAGATAAGATCGGAATCAATCCGCATAATGATTATAATACTCCGATTGGCATTTATACCTATCCAGCTGATTATGCTTATGGTCAAATCGGAGACAGTAACAACTTCAAAAATCTTCCATACGCCGGCGAACATCCATATGCTTGGATTATAAAACCAACAAAACCACGCGCCGGACTAAATCTCAACACATATGCATATGGGATGTCTGATTTTGATCACGACTCGAAGCTTCTTCGAAAGTTCTTAAGTAATAGACTTGATGAAGAAGATATCGAACAAGTTCTCGGTATGGGGGAAGGAACGGCGATAATAAAAGAACCAGGGGGTTATATATGGAATACAACCAGGTTGATTTCTCTGAAGTTATCATCCGGAGATAATAATGACGAGAATAGATTACCTAATGGAACAAAGAAATCAACCATTATATGGAATAGGATCTTAATGAAGGTACTTGGTTACCCATATGCTGCAGATCACGGTGAAGGTATCATACACGAAGCCGAACCAACCCAAGCAGTGTTTTTTGATGTCAGTGCATTCAACACGCTCGATCGCATTGATTTAAAAAGAGAACAAGAACGAGGCCCTCCTAAGAAGTTTAAGAAGATAGATCGAGCAACTAACCTTGCACATAAGACAAACTTAATACAAAGACCAAAAAAGGCAGAACTAGCTTCTGTTAATATCGATCCAAAAGATCAAGGTCGTATACATAGACTGTATGGCAGTTATGTAAAGATTGGAAATTGGTTACGTGTTAAGAACCTATTACCTGCTATACAAAAACAAATATTATCAAGATATTCAGACATAGCGTTTTTAAAGGGTAAGGAATTCTACACACTTTTTACACCAACAGACGCTGCTAAATTTTCAGGAGATGAAATTAGTCAGTTTGAGGTAATAGACTTAACCGAGTTCTTTAAACAACATTACACATGATTGGCTGGGGGAGGTGGGCTCGAACCACCATCTTCGGAGTCAAAGGCCGGTATCCTACCATTAGACGATCCCCCAATATTCCTTTGCGCTTGTCGTCCACTCGGACAAGCGCATTAGAGTAGGGAGCGACCCTACCTTCCCTTTCGGGCACACTGTTTTGCAAGGTGGTCATTTAAGCCCGTTTACTAAGATTGACCACAGCGTCTCGAGCCGATGTGTTCGCACCGTTCAACACCCATCTTCCGGTTTCAGGCCGGAAGCTTTTTTGACAAGGAGCGACCCTGCCTCTTAAGCTACTGCAAACTTGGTGTCCCGTACCGGATTTGAACCGGTGTTTTTACCTTGAGAGGGTAACGTCCTGAGCCTGGCTAGACGAACGGGACATGTTGGTCGTAGGATGAAGCACTTGAGTTTGTATCAGTTGGCCAACTGAACTCAGCCCGCTCCCCAGCCCGGCCAGGACTGGTCCGACAAGGTTACCTAGGATTAGTCGGGTCCTACTATTTTCTGTTTTGGTGGAGCCACGGGGATTTGAACCCCGGACTGAGCTATGACCCAAAACGGATTAGCCTACTATTCACTTAGGAAAACTGGTACGCTTTGTACTGTTCCACCCGTCCGCGTCTTCGGCTAAATTGGTACTAGGCAGGAAGCCTAGGAAAAGTTGACATGGAAGGAAGTGTGCCAGCTGAAATTGCCAGCATCATCTTTCTCCACGTATCTTGAAACTGCTGTTGGTATGAAAGATCCATACTGTGCAGTCATGTCAAACCATGACATGTTGTCGGCACCTCTGGCATAGTATGAACCAAAGATGCGTTCAAACTCAGCTTGTGCATTTGTTTCCGGATCTGCCGGACCATAACCCTTCGTGATGAGGAGCATCACAGTCATACCCTCGCCGGTGGCGGAATATCTGCAAGCTACGAACTGCATCTTTAGGTCTCCACGAAATACTCTTCCTACGAACCCTGTGCAGGAGTCGAACCTGCATCTCCGGCTGCACGCCGGTATCCTCTCCGTTAGACGAACAGGCATGATACTAAGGCCGCTTTGTGGGGTACGACCGCCTTCTCATGGTAGGTGTACCAAATCGCTGCGAGTCCCCACTCGTTGCAGTCCTTTGGTACGATACGTTGCTCACTTGCAACGT